AAACGTGCTCAGTTTGTGGACAAAACATATCAATGGAACAATGTTGGTATTCGATCTGGAAAGTAATGGGTTACTAGATGATGTCACCTGTATCCACTGTCTTGTCATCCACGATACTGAGGTTGACGAGACCTATGTCTATAACGATCAAGGCGATCAAGAATCGATCACCCGTGGTGTTCAACTCATTGAAGATGCTGAAATCATTTGTGGACACAACGTTATCGGGTACGACATACCGTGCCTACAAAAGATTTATCCTTGGTTCAACCCGAAAGGTTTGGTAGTAGACACGCTTCTGCTGTCACGCCTGTACCACGCTGACATGTTAATCATTGACCGTGGTGACAAAGTTAAAGGTAAGTATGTCGGGAAGTTTAAAGGTATGCCTTCACCCATGTGGGGGAGACACAGTCTTGAAAGCTACGGATACCGCCTAAAAGAATTCAAGGGATCATTTGGTAAAGATACTGACTGGCAAAACTGGTCACAAGAAATGCAGGATTACTGCGTACAAGATGTAAACGTCACCACCAAACTATGCGATCATTTCCAACCCTACCTGACTGGGTCGCGTTAGAGCATGACGTAGCAATCATACTCACCAAGCAACAACTACATGGATGGCAATTTGATGTCAACGCTGCATGGAAACTTGCATCGTCTCTCAGATCAGAGCTTGAAGAAACTTGTCAACTATTACGCCACGAACATCCTTTCGTTAAGGGATCAGAATTTACTCCTAAACGAAATAACAAGACCCTTGGATACGTAGAAGAATGTACGTTCACCAAACTGAAAGAGTTAAACCCAACCTCACGCGACCATATTTCATGGATCCTGCAAACATTTCATGGCTGGAATCCAACGGAGATGAGTCCTACTGGGAAGCCCATCATCGACGAAGTGATACTCAAGGATATTGGGACAGAAATAGCCCTGGCTTTTCTGAAGTGTCTCGATATTACGAAGAGCTTGGGGATGATCTCGGAAGGCACGAACGCATGGCTGAAGCTTGCTACGACTGCTAACCGAATACATCACCACTGTTCAGTGAGTACATTCACCCATAGATGTGCACATCGACGTCCAAACCTCGCGCAATGTCCTAGTAATCATGCATTCAGAGAACTATTTATTCCGACGCCTGGTCAAGTTATGGTGGGTGCCGATCTTAGCGGCATCGAGTTACGGATGCTCGCTCATTACCTCGCTCGATACGATGCGGGACGCTATGCGGACATTCTCCTCAACGGAGACATCCATCAAGTCAACGCAGACAAGATTGGAATCTCTCGGAGACAAGTCAAAACAGTTACCTACGCTTTCCTCTACGGAGCAGGTGATAAAAAAATTGGACATTCCTTTGACTCTTCCTTAAATGATAGCGATGCTGAATCCAAAGGCAAAGACATCAGATGGCGTTTTGTTACTGCTATTGATGGGCTTTCTGAGCTTCTTGCGCGAATCAAAAAGGTTTCTAAGCAGGGCTACATCCATTCGATAGACGGTCGAAAGATCGCTCTAGATAGTCCACACAAAGCTCTTAACTATTTGCTTCAATCAGGAGCCGGTGTAGTCGCAAAGCGGCAAATGGTTATCGCCCACAATTACATACAAAAACTAGGGTTGTGTGCATCACAACTCGCATTTATACATGACGAACTCCAATTCGAGTGCCACCCCGACCACGCAGCAGATCTATCAGCATCCCTGGTATATAGCGCAGCAGAGGCTGGCGAATACTACAACTTACGAGTCCCCATCGCAGCCGAAGCGAAGCAAGGGAAAAACTGGTCGGAGGTCCATTGATGAAACTTCTAGTTGACGCCGACTACATTGTTTATAAATCCTGTGCTGGTGCTGAGACTGACATTGACTGGGGTGACGACGTCATCATGGTTGTCAGTAAGTTCAGTGAGGCAATGGCAAATGTACGACGTGACTTAACCAACATCAAAGGTCACTTTACCTGGGATGTGCCTGAACTTATTCTGTTCTTCAGTGACTCTGTGAATTTTAGGAAGAAAATTCTTCCCAGTTATAAGGGTCATCGAAATAGGAAAAAGCCATGTGGATACAAACGTGTCATCAACGAGCTGTCAAAACAGTACGAAGTTATCCGTATGCCAACGCTTGAAGCTGATGATGCCATGGGTATCTATGCAACAGCTAACCCTGGCAATGTAATCGTCAGTCCTGATAAGGACATGCGACAGATACCTGGTCGTCTGTTCAACATGACAGAGACAGTGATGATTACTGAAGAAGAAGGTTATCGATGGCATCTAATTCAGACGATGGCAGGAGACCAAACTGACGGCTACTCAGGCGTTCCCGGCATAGGAATCAAACGTGCTGTTGCTTTGTTTGATGAGCATGGATACACGTGGGACACGGTTGTTCAAGCCTTCAAAGATAAAGACATGACTGAAGAAGACGCCCTTATCAATGCACGACTCGCAAAGATTCTCACCACTAACGAATATGACGGACAAGTCATACCCTGGACTCCCGCCGATGCCGGTGACGGAGTTGACGATGGAGCAGAGCTTCAAGCTACGAAGGCTTGAAGACCTGTTACCTGAGGCAGACAAGAAGGACATCATCACGTTGTTGATTGCACTTCAACACCAGAACTTCTGCCTTTGCAATACTGTTTCTAACTTGGTAACTAATTGGCCCAATCACCCGAACACTACACCCGCGGACACATAGAAGTCTGGGACTTCATCCGCGATCAACAGCTTAACTATCATCTAGGCAATGCTATTAAGTATATTTGCAGAGCCGGTTACAAAGGTTCTAAAAGAGAGGACCTTCACAAAGCTATCCACTATCTTGAAAATGAACTCCTACATACACCCGAGCCTGATGGATCAAGCGGACCAATTCCGCTTTTCTTACAATATCCCGAATGGACCGGACAAGAGGACGACGCAGAAGTCTTTGATCGATGAAGAATGGTCTGAGTTCCACGAGGCTTATCACTTCGAGGATACAGAACATCAGCTCAAAGAATTAGCTGACCTGGTGTATGTATGTTTTCAATTCGCCGCGTCCCAGGAATGGGATCTTGACGAAGCGATGACCAGAGTTCATGAATCGAATATGTCAAAGCTCGGTGAAGATGGCAAACCTATCTATCGAGCTGACGGCAAAGTCTTGAAAGGACCTAACTACAAACCACCTCAATTATCTGATCTAGTTAAATGACCACCGCATCTTATATCTCAAGGACTGGCCGTGTTCAGTCTTGGCTTGACGCACCCACTTCCCGCCTACCAGTTAGCTGCACTGTATTTGTAGTACAAGACTCAATGGAGGGTCCTAATGGAATCGAAGCAAGCTGGAGATTTGCTTCTCATGCTTTACGAAATGGAGCAGGTTGCGCGATCCACTTGTCGGAGCTGCGACCCAAAGGAACTGAATCAACAAAAGGAAATGACAAGCTCGTTGCAAGCGGACCAGTATCATTCGCCAAAATCTACAGCACCTTAAATGAGATACTGAGGAGAGGTGGTACCTACCGTAATGGTGCGATAGTGTGCCACCTAGATCTCCGGCATCGTGATGCTCTTGAGTTCATTACTGTATCGCGATCAGAGTTACCTTGGGTCAAGCGTTGCATCAACATCACCGATGAGTGGTGGCAGGAATGTACATTCAAAGATAAACTTCTCTTTGCTATTAAGTCTGGAGATGTATGGCTGAACAAAGTAAAGTACGACAAATTAGGAGAAAGAATTCGTGGAAATGTATGCCTTGAAGTGTACCTGCCAAGCCGAGGCACCTGTCTCTTGCAGCATATCAATTTCGGTGCCTGTGAATTTGACGACATTCCAAGAGCTTTCACTGAAGGGATGCAAGAACTGTGCCAACTCCATGGTCGTACTGGCGTTAGCGATTCAGGAGAATATCTCCCAAGCGAAACAGACAGACAAGTTGGACTTGGAATGCTTGGACTTTCAAATCTCCTACGGCGGTACGGAGTAAAGTATGAACAGTTTGGTGAAGCACTTCGGTGCCTGAATTCTGGAGAGGTAGTACGTACACCTGCCTATGAGCTGGCAGTACAGATCAAGCTAGGCATCAACCTTGCAGCACGTGTTGCTAGGTCACACAACATGGAAAGAGCGTTTGCAATTGCGCCTACTGCATCGTGTAGCTACAGATCAAAAGATATTGATGGCTTCACATCTACCCCTGAAATTGCACCACCTATCAGCCGTACTGTGGACCGTGATAGCGGCACGTTCGGTGTACAAACATACAATTATGGTGATGTTGAGATTGCATCAGAGGTTGGTTGGGATGCCTACAAGGCAGTCGCTGACGGACTAATGATATTGCTCAACAACACAGGGCTTCTTCATGGATATAGCTTTAACTCTTGGAGTGACGTTGTAACCTACGACAATGAATTCGTGGAAGAGTGGCTACGGTCCCCGCAAACTAGTCTCTATTACAGTTTACAGGTAATGCCTGACACTCAAGATAAGTCTGATGCTTATGCAGCATTAGCCGATAGTGATATTGAACAGTATTTAGGGGACATTTTAAATGAAGAACCTCAATGTGATTGTCAAGAATGAATCCTTATCAGAAACTACTAAACCGGAAACGGAAATGGACACCAGTACAGACAACTGCTGGTACATGCAAAGAAGGTGCACACGAAACACTGCTCCGTGCACTTGCGTTGCGACACATGGAACTACCTGTGGGAGATTTTATTCGTGATGCATTGGCGAATGACGTACCAAAAGCATCACGAGAGCTACTGGAATCCAATGTCAAAGACGAGGAGAACCATGACCTCGCGCTTGGTTTTATTGCCAATGCTTACGGGGTTGATCAAAAGGCTGAAGCTGAAGCGATACGGTTACGTGATGCTTGGACAGCGCATCCGGATCATACGATCCTCAAAGCGATGGTTGCCGAGCGTGCAATATTCTTTGTTCTTTTACCATTGCTTCGCGCTAATGGTGACCCTGGAATGCGAACAGTAAGCGCAGATATTAGCCGTGATGAACAAATACATGTCGCCGCGAATTCACTTGTATGTAGAGAACTAGGACTGGAGATCTCTCCAAGCCTGGACAAACTACGCAAAGCAACTATCAACTGGGTGATGCAACCACTTGGTAACAACATCGACAAATATCTAGACAAGAAATTCTGGCTGGATTCAAGTGACAACTTGATGTATCAAGGCAAGGCTCCTGAGCTTTCCTTTACTAAGTCTGCACGTATGCCAGCGTTCTTTGAGCACTCGAATGTCAACCTCCCCCAATACGCTTAAGTTCCAGTACGAAAAACTGGACATGATTCAGGCTCGGTTAGCGGCAGCGTTCCCTAACGAGCCAATTAAACATACAGATTTACCACCCGAGATCTACTACAAGGCTGGTCAAGCCAGTGTTGTTTCTTTCATAAACCAACTAATAGAAGAAGACTAATGTGTGTAAACATTGCAAGCTTGCTTGGCTTTAACCCTCCCAAGCCGCCCGATCCGCCGAAGCTTCCGCCGATTGTTAGGCAAAACCCAGAGCCTCCTAAGGCTGCACCGGCTCCACAGTCACTTGTCCCTAAGGATGAGAAGAAACCAAAGGTTGACTTCGCTAAGAAAATGTCAACTACCAAAGCTAAACGTGTTTGTGCAAGTGACCTAAAGATTCCTCTGCAACAGACCTCATCTGGCGGTGGTACTGGAGGACTAAATGTCTAAAGCGAAAGAACGGTACAGTCAACTGTCATCTGACAGACACCAATTTCTTGACATAGCAGTTGAGTGTTCTGAACTGACGCTGCCTCATTTAATTACTGACGACCTACGTGTACGTCAGAATCACAAGAGGCTGACGACGCCATGGCAATCCGTCGGTGCAAAGTCAGTTGTCACACTTGCGGCCAAGCTCATGCTTGCGCTGCTACCTCCCCAAACTACGTTCTTCAAATTGCAAGTACGTGACGACAAGTTGGGTGAGGACTTACCTCCAAATGTAAGAAGTGAGCTTGACCTTTCCTTTTCCAAAATGGAGAGGATGGTCATGGATAAGATCGCTGCATCCAGTGATCGTGTCGTTGTTCACCAGGCTCTCAAGCACCTGATCGTCGGCGGTAACGCTTTGATCTTCATGGGCAAAGATGGTCTAAAGAACTTCCCATTAAATCGCTTCGTAGTCAGCCGTGATGGCAATGGCTATGTGTGCGAGATCGTCACCAAAGAGCTTGTCAACCGCAAGCTACTTGGCATCGACCCCATGCCTGATCCGAACACTGTGTCCGGTAAGGGCAACAACGATGGAGATGCTGAGGTCTATACATACGTACGTCGTCAAGACAATGGCGGCTGGGTATGGCACCAGGAGGTCGATGACAAGATCATCGAAGGCTCCCGAAGTACTGCTCCTAAAGATGCAAGCCCTTGGTTAGTCCTGCGCTTCAACGCTGTTGATGGTGAGGACTATGGACGAGGACGTGTCGAAGAATTCCTTGGTGATCTCCGTTCACTGGAGGCACTAAGCCAAGCTTTGATTGAAGGCAGTGCAGCAGCAGCAAAGGTTGTGTTCCTTGTGAACCCTGCTGCTACTACCAAGCCAGCAACCATTGCCAAAGCTGGAAACGGTGCAATCGTGCAGGGTCGGCCTGAAGACGTAAGCGTCGTTCAGGTTGGTAAGACTGCGGATTTTGCTACTGCCTCACAGATGGCACAGCAGATTGAGCGTCGTCTTGGCGAAGCCTTCCTGCTGCTAAATATCCGTCAGTCAGAACGTACAACTGCTGAAGAGGTACGCCTCACTCAGCTCGAACTTGAACAACAACTTGGCGGACTGTTCAGCTTGCTGACTGTTGAGTTCTTGAAGCCTTACTTGGCTCGGACCTTGATGGTTATGACACGTAGTGGACAGCTTCCAAAGATTCCAAAGGACTATGTCCAGCCACAGATCGTGGCAGGTGTGAACGCACTTGGACGTGGTCAAGACCGAGAGAGCCTTACTGCTTTCATCGGAACCATTGCTCAGACACTTGGACCTGAAGCGTTGATGAAATACATCGATGCGTCAGAAGCTATTAAGCGTCTTGCTGCTGCTCAAGGTATTGACGTACTGAACCTGGTCAAGACCAAGGATCAGATGCAACAAGACATGCAGGAACAGATGGGCATTGCAAGCCAGAAATCTCTTGTCGATCAAGCCGGTCAACTTGCTGGAGCTCCAATGATGGATCCCAGTAAGAACCCTGATGCGATGGAGATGGCTCAACAAATGATGCAACAACAACAACCACCACTACCCACCGATGGCTGAAACATTCACTTATGACAACGCCCCTGACACAGAGGTCCTGACCGAAGAGGAACAGGATTCTCTGGCAGTGGGTGAAGAACTTATGGACCAGCAGGAGAACCTCCTCGCTGGTAAATATAAGAACGCTGAGGACCTTGAGTCTGCATACCTTGAGCTTCAGAAGAAGCTGGGTGAAGGAAGCGACGAAGCTGAAGAAGAAGGAGAGATGGAAGATGCAGAAGAGTTTGAATCAACTCCTGCTACTGACATGATCTCTGCTGCTTCTCAAGAGTTTGCTGAAAATGGTGAGCTAACACCGGAGACACGTGATGCTCTGGCTGAGATGGATAGTGCTGAGCTTCTCGATGCATACATGTCCTTGGCACAACCACCTTCACCTGACCTGACTGATTCAGATGTATCTAACCTGAAGGCTTCAGTTGGAGGTGAAGAAGCTTACAACCAGATCACTGGTTGGGCTGCTGAGTCTCTATCTGATGTAGAGCTTGATGCCTTTAACACCACAGTTGATAGTGGTTCGATGGCACAGATCCAGATGGTTATGGCTGGGCTTCAAGCTCGCTACCAAGCGGAGAATGGATACGAAGGTACGCAACTACAAGGCAAAGCTCCAAGCAATTCACGTGACACGTTCCGCAGTCAGGCTGAGGTTGTTGAAGCAATCAATGACCCACGGTATGACCGTGACCCTGCATACAGGAACGACATCCTGATGAAGCTTGAACGATCTGACGTTGCATTCTAATGACAGTTATTAACGAAGACGGCGGTCGTACAAACATCTACGCAATTGAACCCCCTATCACACTTATTGACGTGCGCGATTTACACAACGAAAACGCTGAGAAACTGAACGGTCGTCTGGCAATGCTAGGTGTCATGGCAGCACTAGGTGCTTATGCACTAACTGGTCAAATCATTCCTGGAGTTTGGTAATGCCACAAGGTAAAGGTACATACGGTACGAAGAAAGGTCGTCCACCTAAGAAAGGTATGAAGGGTGGCAAAAAATGTTAGCCTCAAGATGGGCAAGCACAAGTCCCGCAAAGGTGGTCTAACTGCTGCGGGGCGTGCCAAGTACAACAGAGCAACTGGGTCCAACCTGAAGGCTCCACAGCCTGGTGGTGGACCACGTAAGAAATCCTTTTGTGCTCGTATGTCAGGTAACAAAGGACCAATGAAAGATTCAAAGGGTCGTCCTACTAGGAAGGCTCTAGCCCTACGACGCTGGAAGTGTTAATCATGCCTGCCAAACGTGGCTTATACGCCAACATTCACGCCAAGAAAAAGAGAATCGCTGCTGGTAGTGGCGAGAAAATGAGAAAGCCTGGGTCTAAAGGAGCACCCACGGCTGCGAACTTTAAACGCTCCGCAAAAACTGCAAAGAAAAAGTAACACCTAACTAACAACAACACACATGAAATCTATTATTATCGCTAGTCTCCTCGTCGCCGCTGGTGGCGCAGCTCATGCTGGTCCCTACGTCAATGTAGAAACCAACTCAGGCTTCGTCGGATCTGACTACACAGGATCTGCTACTGATGTACATATCGGTGTAGAAGGTAACGGCTGGTATTTGCAGGGAGGACCTGCTCTACTTGCACCGGACAATGCTGATGGTGAAGTAGAACTCTCAGGTAAAGCTGGTGGTTCTTATGGAATTAATGAAGCACTCTCTGTCTACGGAGAAGTGTCTTTCCTTACTGGAGATACAAACAGCTACGGCACTAAGGCCGGACTTAAGTATAACTTCTAATAGCTAAATAGAATAAGGGAGGTGCAATTCCTCCCCTAGCTCTAGCCAGCCAAGGCTTAAAACTGGTCTTACTTAACTTACTTACCCAACCATGAACTTTTACTTAAATGACCGCTGTACTTTCAAGACCACAACAACTAAATAACTGGGAAGCCTTTTGTAATTGGGTTACCTCTACTAACAACCGTCTGTATGTCGGTTGGTTTGGAATCCTCATGATTCCCACGCTGCTTGCAGCTACCACTTGTTTCATTATTGCCTTCGTTGGCGCACCACCTGTAGACATTGATGGCATTCGTGAACCAGTTGCAGGATCGCTCCTGTACGGAAATAACATTATATCGGGAGCAGTTGTCCCGTCTTCAAATGCAATCGGCCTGCACTTCTATCCCATCTGGGAAGCAGCCAGTCTCGATGAATGGCTATACAACGGCGGACCATTCCAGCTTGTTGTCTTCCACTTCCTTATCGGTATCTACTCTTACATGGGACGCGAATGGGAACTTAGCTACCGGCTAGGTATGCGTCCTTGGATCTTCGTTGCTTACTCAGCACCAGTTGCTGCGGCAAGTGCTGTCTTCTTGGTATACCCCTTTGGACAAGGTTCTTTTTCAGATGCGATGCCTCTTGGCATTTCCGGCACCTTCAACTACATGTTGGTCTTCCAAGCTGAACACAATATTCTTATGCATCCTTTTCATATGCTTGGTGTTGCCGGCGTATTTGGTGGGGCTTTGTTCAGCGCTATGCATGGTTCTCTTGTCACCAGTTCCCTGGTTAGGGAGACGACCGAGAATGTATCTCAGAACTATGGGTATAAATTTGGACAGGAAGAAGAGACATATAATATTGTCGCTGCTCACGGATACTTTGGTCGGTTGATCTTTCAATATGCTTCTTTCAATAATTCTCGCAGCCTTCACTTCTTTCTTGCTGCTTGGCCCGTTGTTGGGATTTGGTTCACCGCTTTGGGTGTTTCCACAATGGCATTCAACCTTAACGGTTTCAACTTCAATCAGTCAATCGTTCATGGTGGACATGTCGTTAATACCTGGGCTGACATCCTTAACCGGGCTGGCTTAGGTATGGAAGTAATGCATGAGCGTAATGCTCATAACTTCCCACTTGATCTGGCAGCAGCATCTACCACTGAGGTAGCACTGACTGCTCCATCTATTGGTTAATTAAATCGTCCGTTCATCGAATACCGTCGATCAGGACAAGATACCAATCTCGGTAAACGACGCATGACATGAGGTGACATGGAACGGGGTCCCTCAGTTCTCTTATGGAGGATATTATGCCAAACGTTGAATTACGTCAGCGTCTGCGTGAGCAAGCCCAAGCTGCCAAAGAGCAGAAGCTTGTCTATCGCGGTGTGGCTTACCTTAAAAGCCGCTAAGTAGTTCTGTAATTGGGAGGTGCAAATCCTCCCTTAGCAATTGGCATTGGCCCTCTGAGGAGGATACCCTTTGCCGTCATGACGGTGGGAAAAGACCACAAAACTATTTGTACGTACGAAGATTCAATCAATACTCTATTTTAAAACTGCTAAAAAATGGCACAACAATCTAGTACTCTTACCACGTCACTAACTAGACCTGGTATTAACGCGAATCAGGCGACTCCGTCAACTGATCCTCGTGCTCTCTATCTGAAGTTGTTCAGTGGAGAAATGTTTAAAGGCTTCGAGAATAACGCTATCGCTCGCGATCTCGTTATGAAGCGCACACTTAAGAACGGCAAGTCTTTGCAGTTCATCTACACCGGTCGCACTACGGCTGAGTACCACACGCCTGGTAACGCCATCCTTGGCAACAGCGATGGTGCACCTCCAGTGGCCGAGAAGACCATCACTGTTGATGACCTTCTGATCAGCTCTGCCTTCGTGTACGAGCTTGACGAAACTCTTGCTCACTACGAGCTGCGTGGCGAGATCTCTAAGAAGATCGGCTATGCACTTGCTGAAAAGTATGACCGCTTGATCTTCCGTGCGATCACCCGTGGTGCACGTTCTGCATCGCCGATCGCAAAGACCAACTTCAAAGAGCCAGGTGGTACTCAGGTCCGCGTTGGTGCTACTACTAACGAGTCTGATGCATACTCTGCAACCGCTCTAGTGGATTCCTTCTACGACGCCGCGGCTGCGTTGGACGAAAAAGGAATTAGTCAAGACGGGAGAGTCGGGATCTTAAACCCAAGACAATATTATTCGCTGATCCAACAAGTGGGTGAGAACGGTTTGATCAACCGCGACGAGCAGGGCTCCTCTCGTCAAAGCGGCCAAGGCATCGTTGAGATCGCTGGCATCAAGATCTACAAGTCAATGAACATCCCGTTCCTTGGCAAGTACGGCACCAAGTACGGCGGCACCTCTGGTGTTGCTGATCCTGGTAACACTGGTGACTTCATCGGAGTTGCTGCTGAGAACGCCTCTGGCGCTACCACCGGCATCAACAACGACTACGGAACTGCTGCTGAACTGGGCTCTAAGTCCTGCGGCATCATCTTCCAGAAAGAAGCCGCTGGCGTTGTTGAGACCATCGGACCACAGGTCCAGGTGACCTCTGGCGACGTGTCTGTTGTGTATCAGGGCGACGTGATCCTTGGCCGTTTGGCTATGGGCGCTGACTACCTGAACCCTGCTGCTGCTGTTGAGCTGTATGTAGGCGCTACTGCACCTGCTGCATTCTGATATTTATTTCATACAAGGGTTCCTTCGGGAGCCCTTTTTTTTAACTATGACTACTCCTACAACTATTGATCTCGATACCGAACTATCCGCAGTAAATTCAATCTTGGGGAGTATCGGTCAGTCTCCAGTAACTAACCTCAACTTCACTAATCCTGAGATTGAGTTCATCTACAACCTCCTCAAGGAAAGCAACGTTGAAGTGCAGAGTGAGGGTTGGGTTTACAACAGGGAAGACCACTACCCATTCACACCTGACACTAACAAAAACATCAGCATTCCTAACAACGTCTTACGTATGGATGTGTGTAAGGAAGAAGTCTTCCGGAGTACTGATGTCGTCAAACGTGACGGCAAGCTCTACAACAAAGTCAACCATACATATGAGTTTGACAAACCACTTGACATGAACGTCGTGTGGTTATTTCCATTTGAGGATCTACCTCAACCTTTCAAGCGTCTGATTGTTGCTAAGGCTTCTGTCCGTGCAGCTACGCAGCTTGTGTCGAACCCGACGCTTGTCCAACTCCTAGGCCAGCAGGAAGGCTATGCCCGAGCAATCGTCACTGAGTACGAGTGCAACCAGGGTGACCATAACTTCCTCGGCATGGGACATGACCAGGGCTACCAAGCCTATGAACCATTCCGTGGATTGCGTCGCTGATGCCAAGTATTACTCAAACTATTCCTAACTTCTTTGGTGGTATCTCTAAGGTGCCTGACAGCCAGATGGGTCAGGGTCAAGTTAAAGATGCATTGAACTGCATACCAGATCTCAACAAGGGCTTATACAAGCGTCCTGGAGCTATGCGTGTAGGTACGTCAGCACTGTCTGGTGCAACGTCCACAGGTGTGTGGTTCCATTACTACAGAGATGAAACCGAAGGTAGTTATATCGGCCAGGTCCAGTCCAACGGTTCAGTGAATATGTGGGATGCCGATACCGGTAATGCCATCACTGTTAACTACGAAAGTGGTCAGCAATCGAACCTACAGAGCTACCTATCTAATGGCACTATTGGAACTGAAACCTTACAGTTCACGACCATCAATGACAGTACCTTTGTTGTCAATCGGAATGTGACTGCTGCTATGCAGCCAACATCCGTATCAAAGACTGACGAAAAACCTCACACTTACTCAGCTTTTATTGAGCTGAAGCGTACACAGAATGGTCGGCAGTACGGGCTGAATATCCACAACCCCTCGTCGAACTCGACTACTACTATTTCAACCGCAACGCAGGTGTCTGCGAACCCTACTGGTGAGGGCTATAGCACCTTCGGTGGCAACAATGGACACTGCCCGTTCGTGGGCACAAAGGTGTTCACCATCAACAGCGGTAGTAAAACCAACCTTGTGTTTCGACTGACTGTCACAGGCCAACAGGGTCCTGTCCCTGGTCACAATGACGAGTCACCTGAAGCTGGTGATTACACCTGTACGTATAGCCACAGGCTTGACCTGCTACACGGTGGAGAGGGTTGGACAGTTGGCAGTGCAGGCACTGTGACGCTGGAAGGTAAGGACTATCCGATCAACATCGACAAGACTGAAACCGTCCAGGTACGTGCGTCGATCAAAGCTGTACGTCCTGACCCGACACCATTTGACCAACAGACCAACGTCACCCCTGACAGCATCCTTGGTGGTATCACCGCTGAGCTGGGTGGTACTGGCATCAGTTTTGAGGTCATCGGTAACGGGATCTACTTCTACAGCAACTCAACAAACTTCACTGTCGAAGCACAAAACACTGACCTAATGAGCGTTATCACCGACCAGGTGAACGACGTGACTGGTCTACCGTTCCAGTGCAAGCACGGGTACATCGTCAAGGTATCTAATAGCAGCTCTACTGATGACGACTACTACTTGCGCTTTGAAGGCAATGGTGGTGGATCTGGTCCTGGTAGTTGGGTTGAATGTGCTGAGCCTGGGATTGCAGACACCATCAACCCTTTGACAGTACCTCCCGTAATCCAACGTCAAGGCAATGGTCAATTCATTGTCAAGCGTTTTGGGTATGCACAGCGTACTGTTGGCGATACCAATACAAATCCTGAGCCTAGTTATATTGGCAAGACGATTAATAAGGTTCTGTTCTTTCGTAACCGACTTGCTTTCTTAAGTGATGAAAACGTCATTCTGTCCCAACCAGGTGACTTGGGCAACTTCTTTGTCAATACTGCTCTCACAGTTTCAGGCACTGACCCCATCGACATTAGTTGTTCTTCTAAGTATCCTGCTATCTTGTTTGATGCTATTGAAGTAAACACTGGTCTAATTGTATTTGCAGCGAACCAACAGTTCTTGCTAGCTACAGACTCAGATATTTTGAACCCCAATACTGCACGTCTTAGCAGCATCAGTACTTACAACTACAACACTGCTGTACCACCGTTCTCTCTTGGAACTGTGGCTGGTTTCTTAGATAATGCAGGCTCTCATTCTCGATTCTTTGTCATGTCAAACGTGGCACGTGAGGGTGAGCCCAACGTTAATGAGCTGAGTAAAGTTGTATCAACTGCATTGAGTAAGAATATTGACCTACTTGCTGACTCACGTGAAAACACCACTATCTTCTTTGGTAAGAAGAACAGCGCTGAGGTGTTTGGATACAAGTACTTCAACGTGGCTGATAAACAGATCCAGTCGTCCTGGTTCCGTTGGAAGCTCGCACGACCTGTTGTCTATCACTGCTGTGTGAATGACACGTATATCTTTGTCGATGATCAGAACTTCTTACAGAAGATTAACCTGATCAGAGATGACGACGCTACGTTCACTGAGAATAGCGAGGAGTACATTGTCCATCTGGACAACTATGTTGCTGCTACTGGTGGTAGTTACAACAGCACTACAAAGCAGACCAGCTTTAACTTGAGTTGGATTAGTAGTATCACAGATAAGTCTGTGAACCTGGTGGCTGTCAAGCCTGGTGTTGACGGTCTCATCGTCCTTGATGTTGATGTTCCTTCTAGCGGTACAACTGTGACCGTGCCTGGTAACGAGACCTCATTGACCTTTGGGTATGCGTACACCATGCAGATTGACTTTCCTAGGTTCTATGTGCAGAAGGTTTCTGGTGAACGCACTGTTAACGAAGAGCGTGGGAGCCTAGTAATTCATCGCATTAAACCTTCGTTTGGCCGTCTTGGTCAGTATGAAACAACTGTAAAAAGAACGGGTAAGGTTGACTATGTAGATGACTTCACTTCTAGCACATATAACCAGTACTTAATTGCTGATGTGCAAGTGGAAGATGAGTTTACTGGAACCGTACCTGTGTATGAAAAGAATGATAACTTTAGCTTATCAATTAAATCTAATTCACCTCTCCCCGCAACACTTATCTCTTTGACTTGGGAGGGTGACTATTCACCCAAATACTACAAGAATGTCTAAGTACATTTATCCACTAACTAAAGAGGTCGCTATACATGTGGCCTCTAATTTGCGCCCTGAGGACCATAGGGAGGTAACTGAGGGTCATGGTCACAACCCTCTACTTGCTCTCCTTGGAGGCGCTTCTAGTGGTTACTCAGCAGCCTTCATGATGCCTAACGGTAAGTGGGGTGCTGCTGGAGGAGTAGGTCCCGAGAACGGGATCTGGATGCTATGCACTCCTGAAATACACAACTATCCGAAGACCTTTGCACGTGAATGTAAACGTCTTATTGAAAGTAGACCAGAGAAGATGCTGTGGAACATTTGCGATAAACGCAATGAAGTTCATTTAAAGCTTCTTCGATTTCTTGGATTCAAGTTTCTTCGTGAAGTAACTCATGGTCCTAACAACTTAACCTTTATAGAATTTTGCCGTGTGCGATCCAGTAATCGGAGGAATAGCAGCAGGTGTGGGCGGAGCGGCGTCAGCCTTCGGGGGTCTTAAATCCGCTGCTGATCAGAAAACTGCTGAAGTAAACAACTACAAAAGACAGCTACAGATACGTTCAATTAAGTGGGACGGGCAACGCGCCATGTATGGCACAAGGCTTGCCGAGTACGACACCACTGTTCAAGAGAATGTCTTGTCAGCTAGTCGGGCTTATGCGGATGAGCAAAGCCGTTTGAATGATCTATTCAAGCAAGCTGATACAAAAGGCTTAGATGCCTTTACTCGCCTTATGGAGAATATGAGGGGCTACGGATCAGGTAGGACTGCACAACGACGTGAGGCACGTGACCTAGCTAAATACGGAAGAAGTCAAGCATTAGCTACATCGAATCTTTTACGTGCTCATGAGAATTATCAGAGCAGAGTTGAGGGTATTCGAGAGAAGCTTCGTACTACTAATAGAGGTGCTTACGCAAAGGTTCAATTCAAACCACAACCTGGAGTACCACCTGTCAAGCCGAATGTAGATATGACTGCGGCCAACCTGTCATTTATTGGAGGAATAGCTAGTGCAGTTGGTAGTGGAATTTCTACTTATAGCAGCCTGAAAGCACCAGCAGTTGGCTCAATGCCAAACCTTCAACCCTTAGGCGACTCATATAACTTTGATTTTGGAGGCAATCCTTTTGGGGCTTCTCCAATGACAAACATGGGAGGCGCGTTTAATAGCGGGTTTACTCCTTCTTCATTTGCCTTTGGGAACGTTCCAGGTTCATTTGCTTCGACAACTAGCTACACTAACTACTTTTAATTATGACCACTTCCTTTCAAACATTCAACCAAGGTGGTCAGTTCCAAGCGGCACAAGTAGACCTTGGTTCTAATAATCTAGAGCAATTAAATCAACAACGTGTACAAGAGCTTGATCGTCAAAGTGATGCAATCCTTCAACGTGACCGACAGGCAGCTCAGGAAGTTGCTGAAGGCGCTAAGGGCTTAGCTCAATTCTCTGACTCACTGTCTTCCATACTTGTCGAACGACAGAAGAAAGAGAATGAAAAGCAGATGCTCGAAGGTATGCGGGACTACTGGTACAACGGTGCTGGCGAAGAGGAACAAGCTCAGTTCAAGGCTGACGAAGCAGCTTTAGGTGAAGCACGTTCTTTAGCTGATCAAGCTGCTGGTGAGTATGAACAGGGTGGTGGCGATGTTTTCGTCGCTGAAGGTCTGCGTCAGCTCTCTGGCTGGAAGGCTTACGGCTATGCCACAGCAATGTTGCAACAAGCTGGTGTTAGCTACGGCACTCACTACACACAAAGAGGCCAAGAACTTGGTCTAAACGAAACGTCTGACCCACGTCAACGTGCTGCTATTGAACAGCAGATCCGCGAAGAATATATGCAGCCGTATGGGGAGTTAAATCCGATGCTGCTTCATGAGCATATGTTCCCGTCAATGCGGAGGTTTGAGCAAGGTGAACAACTTGCATACGCAAATCGTCAAGCAAAGCTCTTTCAAAAGCAGCGGGAGACAGAGCGTAACCAATCCCTATATGCAACCTTTGTTAATGCCGACCCTGGTCAGACCGCTCAAAATGTATTGCAATGGGTAGACCAGTACAAAGGTCAGTTTGGTGGAAGCAGGGGGCTAGCTTTTGCGGCGGCCACTGAAACTATCCGTACTGGACTTAGCAATGGCTCAATCGACCCAACTTCTTTTAGAAATGCATTAGATCAAGAAGTTACCTTGGATGACGGCACTGTCATCCAGCTAAGGGATCACCGTTCTAATGACCTTGCTTTACTTGAGCAAGCGGCGATTGCTGCTGAGACACAGAAAACTAATCGACTAATTGAGTACAATGACAATGCAGATAAACTGCGTATCCTTGATGCACGTGAAGCGTTCCTTCAAAGTGACCGGTCTCAGAAATCATTTGATGAAATCATTGGCGTTTTAAGGCTTGATGATTCCAAGCATTATGGCTTGTTATCAGGTGTCATGACCAATGAACAGTATGACGATCGGATTACCGCTGCTGAGATTGATTCACGTCTTGATAAAGGTCAGATCGTTTCTCAAAAACTGGTCAATCAGCTCAACGACGCCAGCAAGCGTGCCTCATATCAAGAAAAAGTACTTCAGGACGATAAACTACATCCTCCTAAGCCTCAGATTGAAGAAGCCAATCTTGATATTGAAGCTGCTGTTAAAGATGCAACCGGTGTTTTTGAGTATGACAGTCTTGACAATAGATATGCAAAAGAAAATGCTCTTGCTTTCTATCGTGCACGATATACACAATATCGAAACGAGGAGAGTCCAAGAAGTCCACGCGAAGCTCATGAACTGGCAATAAGAGAAACACTTGCAGCAATACCTGAACAGTTTAAGTTAAAAGAAGGTGGTTTCTTTACACGTCCTGGGTTCGAGTTTCAGCAGGACAATAAGAAGATGTATGAGACCATAAGAAGTAATATCGAAGCTGGGACTGTCAGCCTTGATACAAAGCTAGAAGGTGTAGGTGAACAAGTAAAACAACTAAATGACTCAATACAAGCTAAAACAGGTATTCCAACTTTTTGGCGTACTCTTGCCGATCAGCATGGGGTTGATGTTTATAACCTCATTAACACCAACCTTAGGGGATACGGTTACGAGGAGTTCAACCCTCCCAAAACTATTGCAGAACTCGATGCTATGTCAGCCGAGAGTCGGCGTCTGCTTCAATTTCATAAAACCTCTTCTCGTGAGCTAAGAGCTGCTACAGGCAGTACTGAAGCGAATTGGTTTTTGGATTCAATTGCTTCTGTAGAGTCCCGTTCTTACGGTGGCTACGAAGCATTTAATCGCGGTGGTACTAACGGCGGCAACACTTCCATTGGTAGTGGTAACAGTACTTCTGACTTAGATAAACCGATTACACAACATACAATCGGTGAGATCAAACAACTTCAACTGTTGGCTAAGAATGATCCTAATGTCCTTCATGCTGTTGGACGTTATCAATTCATTCAGCCTACTTTCTTAGAAACAGCTAACTTGCTTGGTTTCGATGATAGCCAACCGTTTGATGAAAAAACACAGGACTTGTTTGCCTTGACTAGAGCAGCAGTTCGTGTGCAGGAAATGAATGGTGGTTCTGTAGCTGGTCTCTCTGCGGAGTGGATTGGACTTAAAAACTTACCACCAGAACAACTTCAAAGAATGGTGGCGTTTGGTAGGAGCCTGCCACATTTCAGACAAGTACACACGTTGCTACCAGGAGTTGCTAAGGCAACACTGAAACCGAACTAAACTATGGATGAAATTACTACACCACCTGAGGAGAGTCTAAAGGAGGCATTAGCACGACAAATAGGAGAAGACGAGATCCTTAATCAAGGAAATTCTCTACAAGCTCCTCCTGAGGAACAACCTCAACAAGATGAGGATGAATTTAGCGACATTGGTGATGTTGCTCGTGAGATTGGTAGTGCATTAGTTGGTGGCCTGCAACAAACAGGCTCCGATCTTATAACTCTGCCTGAGCGTGCTATCGATATGGCTCGTGGTGAAGATGTTGGAGGTGAAGACTATCGCCCTGATACTGACATCTTTGGCGCATTTGAAAACCCTATTGAGACACGTACTTGGTGGGGTGGTGTCCTTAAGACACTTGTTAATTATGGATCTCTTGCTTTCGTACCTATCCCTGGTGCACGAATAGGAGCTGTTGGTAAAGCGACAGGTCTAGCTCAAATGGGTCGTGCTGCACTTGTAGGTGCAAAGGTTGACCTGATTGCTTCTGGTTCACAGCAAGACAACGCATCGGCAATCGTTCAATCAGCTCTTCAAGAGCACTACCCACAGATACAAATTCCTTTAGCTACTAAAGACACTGACCACCCTGCCATGAAGACGTTGAAGAACGTCGTTGAGGGTATGGGTATTGGTGCAGTTATTGATGGCCTAGGTATGGTCATTAAAGGCGCTAGAGGCGCTAAAGGTGCTGAAGAAGCTATTGAAGCTGCCCGTAAACGTAATCAAAGTTTAAATGAACAGACCACTGCTAAAGGTATTGATGAGGTAGCTGAATCGCCTGGAGAGTTTAGAGGTTCAGCTAACAAGCCTGTTGCTGATCCTCCTCAAGGAGCACATACATCTAATGCTCCTGCTGGTGACGTAAACAAACAACTGTCACGTACTCGTAATGAGTTAGGTGCAGAAGGTGGTTCTACTGACTCACTGACTCGACCTATCGAGTTGGACCGTATTGGTAAGGGCAACGTTGACTTGGCTCCTAAAGAGATCAAGCGAATCATGGAAGAGTTTGCCACTACTGACTATGTGGTCAGAGAGGTGGCTGAGGCTAAAAAAATGGGAATACCACTCCATGATGTATGGGCCGACTCAACTGCCTCGATGAAGGAGATGTTCGAGGGTCGTCTAAATACTGAATTGACAACCCGTGAATGGGCTGATGATTTCTACAAGCAGGGAATCAAGCGCAAGGTTCAGCTTGAAGACGGCAGCTTTGAAGAGATCGAGATCATGGATCCAAACATGATTCCTGCTGCTGACCTACTCAAAGGTTCGTTGCTTAAAGAGATCCGAGATCTAGGTGTCGCTGGCCGTGAGCTGCAAGACCTGTATGACCTGGGTGATACTGACGGTCCTGCCAAAGCATTGTTCGACAAGTTTGCTTCACTAGTTGCGATTACTAAGCAGTCTCGATACTTCACTGGTTATGACCTTCAGTCTGTCAGAGGTGTAGATGGTCTACCTAAGAAAGCTGTTTATCAACAAGAGGTTAACGCGGATATTGGTAAATCTATCGATGCTTTTCGTACTGCCTTCACCATGGCTGGTGAAACCGGAGACAACGAGCTGTTCAAGGCATACATGGAAGTTGCTTCTATGCTCGACGATGTCACGAACCTGAATGACCTGGACAACTTTTTCCGCAAGAAATTACGGGGAGGGATGTTGGACGGTAAGAAACAGACAGGTGAGCTAATTAAAGAGCTTGAAGGTGTGATGATCCATAGCGTCCTGAGCGGTCCTAAGACCCCTATCAGGGCAATCATGGGTACTGCCTCTGCCACATTCTTACGTCCTATGGCTACTGCTCTTGGGGCAACTTTTAGTGGTGACGTGGTTACACGTAAATCATCACTAGCTGCTCTCAACGGAATGATGGGTATGCTTCCCGAAGCCTTCACGCTGTTCCGTAAGAAGCTTGATGGTTATTTCTCTGGTGATATTGCCACTGTTCAATCTCGATATGTAGAACGGACAAAGGCTGATCAAAAGTGGAAACTCTACGGAGACTGGGCAGAGAAGCGCGGTAGTGATGCTGACAAGGCTGTGTTCCGTGCTGCCAACATGGCTCGCGCTATGAACGACAGCAACTACTTGTCATACTCAACAAAGATTATGGCCGCCACTGATGATGTGTTTGGTCATATCCTTGCTCGTGGCAAGATGCGTGAACGCGCTATGCGTGAATCTCTTGAGCTTGCAAGTAAAGGTGAGTTTACTGAGATCACCCCCGCAATTCTTAGGAAGGCTGAAGAGAAGTTTGCTAAACAAATCCTTGATGAGGATGGCAATATCATTGATGATGCTGTCAAGTATGCCAAGCGTGAATCAACTCTGACTAAAGACTTAGAGGGATTCTCTAAGGGTCTGGAGACGCTGTTCAACTCAAACCCCTGGGCTAAGCCTTTCTTCTTGTTTGCACGTACTGGTGTGAACGGTCTGGAACTGACTGCGAAGTACACACCAGGATTTAACTTCTTAGTTAAAGAGTTTAATGATGTTGCATTTGCTAGTGTCAAAGATGTTGAAGCCGGAAACCTAACTAAGTACGGTATCAATACTTTTGAAGAACTACAAAACGCCAAGGCTCTACAAAATGGACGCCTTGCTATTGGCTCTGCTGTTGTATCAATGGCATCCATGATGTGGATGTCGGGCAACATGTCTGGTGATGGACCTACTGACAGACAAATGCGTCAGTCTTGGGTTGATGCTGGCTGGAAGCCCCGTACCTTCACACTTGGTGGTGTGCAGATTGGTTATGAAGCGTTTGAACCCTTTAACCAAATCATGTCAACCATCTCCAATGTGGGCGATCACAGCCTATTGATGGGTGATGAGTGGACTGAAGATCAGCTATTGAAGATTGCAATGGTTGTTGGACAAAGTGCTGCTAGCAAGAGCTACCTCACAGGTCTGCAACAGTTCGTCGATCTTTTCTCTGGTCAACCTGGTCAACACAATCGCATCATCGCAAGCTTGATGAATAACACTCTGCCTTTGTCTTCCTTAAGGAATGAGATCGGCAAGTTAATTACACCACACATGCGTGAGTTGGATTCTGGGATTCTTGATTCTATCCGCAACCGCAACTTAATTACTGAGAATATTACTGATCAAGCACTGCCTATTAAGTACGACATGTTGAATGGCCGTCCTATTAAGGATTACGACTTTATGACACGTGCTTTCAATATGTTCTCTCCTATCCAATTCAACCTGGATCAGGGACCTGGTCGAAAGCTGTTGTTCCGCAGTGGTTATGACTCACGTCTGTCCGTGTATTACGCACCAGACAACACTGATCTTTCCAAGCTACCTGGTGTCCGATCCAAGTTTATGAAAGCTATTGGCGATCAGAACTTAGAAGCTGAACTAAATAAACTTGCTTCTGATCCACGTATCCAAGCAAGTATCCGCAAGATGGAGAAAGATCGTGTTTCTGGTAATCGTGGTTACGAGCCGATGAAGGCTTATTACCACACGAAGGTTATTGGAGCACTGTTTAATAAAGCCAGAAAACGTGCATGGGGCACCATTCGCAATGAAGCTGACGTCCGTGCAGCAATCGCTGAATCCCGTAGTGAACGTATTGAAAATCGACAAAGCCAACGACAAACAACTTACGGACAACTCGAACCCGTTCTTAGAATGAACAAGTAATGGCAACTACACTAACAACTGAACATTCTTATACAGGTAATGGCTCCACTACTAATTACTCTGTCACATTTACATATTTAAAAGAAGCAGATGTCAAGGTAACACTTGATCATGTTGCTACAACTGCATACACGTTTGCTAACGCTTCAACCATTTCATTTACTACTGCTCCTGCTAGTGGAGTAGCCATCCGTATCTTCCGTGATACTGATGTAGATGCAGCCCGATTTGTCTTTTCTTCGGGCTCTGCCCTTAAGGCTGGTGAGCTAAATGAAAACCTAGATCAGCTTCTGTATGCTGACCAAGAAAAGGCTAGCACTGACAACATTGCTGACGAAGCTGTTACTACAGCTAAACTTCGTGATGGTGCTGTAACTACTGCAAAGTTTGCAAACCTTTCTATTACCACTGCTCAGTTAGCAGATAGTAGTGTAACAACTGCAAAGATTGCAGCCGATGCAGTCAACGGTACAAAGATTGCTGACAACAGCATTAACTCTGAGCACTACGTTGATGGCTCTATCGACACTGCTCATATTGCTGATGCACAAGTCACGACAGCCAAGATTGCTGATGATGCTGTTACTGCAGCCAAACTTGCAAACACGGCTGTAACTGCTGGTAGCTACACAGCTACTGACATTACTGTTGATGCACAAGGCCGGATTACTGCTGCATCTAATGGTGCCATTGGTACTTCTGAAATTACTGATGCTGCTGTTACTACAGCAAAGATCGCTGATGCAAACGTCACTACAGCAAAGATTGCAGATAATGCAATCACTAACGCCAAACTAGCTGACGCTGAACTGGTAGAGCTTGCCACCATGGGTGGTAACACTGCTTCTGCTTTAGCTGACCTTACACAAGCTGAAGTACAAATCCTTGATGGTGCAACGGTTACCACTGCTGAGCTAAACACGCTTGATGGTGTTACCGCTACTGCTACAGAGATTAACCAGCTTGATGGCAAGACACTGAAAGCCTCAAGTACTGACTTCACATCATCTATTCAGTTCCCATCTGCTGCTGAGATTGACTCGCGTATTACCGCACGTATTGATCCACTTGGTGGTTTTGAAGCTATTGCTGATGAAGACAGCTTCCCAGCAACTGCACCTCCAGTTGGCACAGTTATTAGTATTGCCAACGCTAACAGCCTTGCTGTTAATAGCAGTGGTGTAGGTGCTGGTACACGTGCAGGTGGTAGTGATGCTGTTGTTATTAACGGCTTCCCATCTGGGTTCAATAGCACGTCTCTTGATGACGGTATTGGTCTCTTGGTTATTGCCACGAGCACTGCACACACGTATGACTTCCATCGTGTTGTTGCAAAGAACGAAGACGTGCGTCAGCTCAGTTCTGACATTAACGACTTCAAAGCACGGTATCGGATTGGTTCATCTAATCCAACTACTGACAATGATGCTGGTGACTTGTTCTTTAACACTGGCACTAGCAAGATGCTTGTACGTAATGCAGGTAACTCTGCGTGGCAAGAAGTACAAGCTGTTGGTGACTTCTTCATCAATACTATTAGCTCCTCTAGTGGTACTGGTGGCGGCTCAGCAACGTTTAACGGCTCTGCCTATAGGTTTACCCTTAGCAATGCTCCAATCACCGCACAGCAGCTTCTAGTAAGCATTAACGGTGTTGTGCAGAAACCTAACAGTGGTACTTCACAACCTTCTGAAGGTTTCGTACTTAATGGTGCTGACATCATTTTCTCTGCTGCTCCTGCATCTGGTGCTGCTGGTTTCTTTATTACCATTGGTTCTAGTGTAGGTATTGGTACGCCAAGTGATAACACTGTTAGTACAGCTAAGCTTGTTAACGATTCGGTTACTAACGCAAAGATTGCTGATGATTCAATCGACTCTGAACATTACGTTGATGGGTCTATTGATACGGCACACATCGCTGATAGTGCTGTAACGTCTGCCAAGATTGCTGACGGTACGATTGTTAACGCTGATGTTAACGCTAGTGCTGCAATTGCAGGTACAAAGATTAGCCCTAACTTTGGTAGTCAGAATGTATTGACGACTGGTTCGGCTGGGATTGGCACGACGTCGCCTACTTCGGCACTTCACGTTTCAGCGAATGATCCTGCCATCTTTATTCAAGATGCAAACAGTACAGGAAATAATGTAAACGCAACTCTTCAATTCAGAGATAGCTCAAATACTCAGGTGTCGTACTTTGGTTTTGCAAGCGCTTCTGATAGCCATTTATCAGTATTTAATACAATGTCTGGCGGTGATCTGCGCTTTGGCACGGCATCTGCCGAGCGGATGCGAATCGCCAGCTCTGGCAGAGTTGGCATTGGAACGTCGTCGCCTTCGCAGTTGCTAACTGTTGCAGGTGTGGCACGCTTTGAAAACTTTATTGAGTTTGGTGGTTCAATATCAACACCAGGAACAGCAGCCGCTATTTATCGACCTGCTGATAACAATCTTGCATTTAGTACAGCAAGTGCCGAACGCCTAAGAATCGACAGCTCGGGCAGGCTGCTTTTAGGCACGACTACTGAAGGTCTTGCAGATGGTAACAATCTAACTATTGCTGATAGTGGTCCTTGCGGAATTACGCTTAGAAGTGGAAGTTCTAGTGGTGGTGCAATTTATTTTAGCGATGCAACTTCTGGGTCTGGAGAATACGCTGGATTTGTTGAATACCTCCACAGCAGTGATGCTTTAAGGTTCGCTACCGGTGGTACGGAACGGATGCGAATCGACAGCTCGGGAAATGTAACTCTTGGACGAGCTGGAACTAGTTTACATTTTCAAAATGGTTTTAATAATAGTACGTCAAGAATACAAAATGGTGGTGGTTCAAACAGTTCCAACTTTAAATTTTTAGTCACCAATTCCGGCTCTGAATCAGAAGCAATGCGAATCGACAGCTCGGGTCGAGTTAAGTGCCAAGCAGGCTATTTATATGTGCAAAACAGTGCATCAGGGACAGGGGATACTGACGGTCTTGCCTTAATTAGTGATGGTAACGCAGATAAATATATATGGAACTATGAAAACACAAGTTTGCGTTTTGGTACTAACAACCAAGAGCGGATGAGGATCGATAGCGCGGGGCTCTGTAAACACTATAGAAACACAACAACAACAGGTGTTGGTCTTCTTCAATGCAATTCAGATATTGGCGGAACTGATAGAGCACAATGGTACGTTCTAAGTAACGGCGATGTTCAAAACCGTAATGGCAGTTACTCGACCATTTCTTCTGACGAACGGATGAAAAAAGACATTGTTGACGCACCTTCACAGTGGACAGATATTAAAAACATTAAAATGCGTAAATTCCGTTACAAGGCTGACGGTGATGATTCGCAATTACAGCTTGGTGTTATTGCACAAGAGCTTGAGGTAGTTTGCCCTAACTTGGTAACAAGGAAGCCTGCCACTGCGGAAATGTCCGCTGAATCAGAAGGATTAATTGCTGAAGGGGAAGACCTTCTGAGTTGGAAGCAATCTATTGTTCACCTTAAAGCCCTTAAAGCGTTACAAGAAGCAATGGAGCGCATCGAAACCCTAGAAACACAAAACGCCTCCCTTGAGGCAAGACTAACCGCTCTTGAAGGAGGATCTTAATTATGGGACTTACACAAATCACAACTGGAGGTGTTGATGACAATATCAACATCGACAGTAATACTCTGAAGGTTGACGGTACGAATAACCGGGTTGGGATTGGGACGGCAGCGCCCGCTAATAAATTGCATGTTTCAGATACATCTGGTTCAGCTCAAATTCGCATAACAGGCTCAAGCGGCAGTAGTAACATTTACGCCGATAGTAATATTTATTTCCAACCAAATGGCAGCACTGCGGTTACTCTTGCTAGCTCGGGAAATGTTGGTGTTGGTGTAAGCAGTCCTCTACGTTCATTACACATTGCTGGAGCAGGTGACACAGGCTTAATGCTTCAGACAACTAACGCTGTTGATAATAATGAAATTTGGGAGATACAAGTTGGTGCCAATGCAAGCAATCATGCTGATTTAATCTTTCGTTCACGCACTAACGCTGGAACAGGCGGAAGTGAGGCAATGCGAATCGACAGGTCGGGCAGGCTGCTGGTGGGTACGACGACTGAAGGTGCTGTTAGCGGGGATAACCTTACCATTGCAGCTAGTGCAAACTGCGGAATGACAATTCGCAGTGGTATTAACAATTTTGGTTCAATCTATTTTTCAGACGCTACAAGCGGCGGTGGAGAATATGACGGATATATTGCATATAGCCAGCCCAACAGGTTCATGCAGTTTGCCACAGGGCAAGCAGAAAGGATGCGAATCGACAGCTCGGGTAGGCTCTTAGTTGGTACGTCTAGTAGCGCCAGCGGAAGTGTATCTCATTATGCCCGTTTGCAAGTTCAAGGGCATTATCAAGGCAGCGCAGACGAAGCAAGAATTAGTTTTCAAAGGGGTGAATCGTCTGCATCTATGTCAAATGGCGACAAAATAGCGTTAATTAGTTTTGCAGATAAAGACGGTGGAGATTATGCGCGAATTGAAGCGTATGCGGATAGCACACCTGGCTCTAGTGACTATCCAGGTCGCCTAGCGTTCTCCACTACTGCCGATGGTGCGTCAAGCCCTACGGAGCGGATGAGGATTGGGAATGGCGGAATGGCTAGCTTGTTTGCTTCGTCTGGATGGGAAAGTCAGATTCTATTCAATCAGAATGGGGCTGGAACAGCACGATCTTTCATAATTGGCAGACATTCAGCTACTGCATGCTCTAGTGCGTCTGGCACTATTGGCACTATTTCGTTCCGAGTTTATACAAACGGAAACGTTACAAACACCAACAACTCCTACGGTGCCATCTCCGACATCAAGTTGAAGGAGAACATCGTTGATGCGTCTTCACAGTGGAACGATCTAAAAGCAATTCAGGTTCGTAACTACAACTTCATTGAAGGACAAACACATACTCAAATTGGTGTTGTCGCTCAAGAAGTAGAAACAGTGTCACCTGGTCTTGTTAGTGAATCTCCTGATCGCGACGAAGAAGGAACTGACCTTGGCACCGTTACTAAATCAGTCAACTACTCGGTGCTTTATATGAAGGCTGTGAAAGCACTTCAAGAAGCAATGGAACGCATCGAAACCCTAGAAACCAAAGTTGCAGCCCTTGAGGCTGGATAGTAAACCGCCCCATGGCAACGTGGGGCTTTAAACAAACAACACACTTTTATTTATTAAACATGGCTACAACTAACACCTGGTCTATTGCACAACTGGATCGTGAAACCGCTGACGGTTACGTATTTACTGCTCACTACACTGTAGAAGCATCTGATGAAACTTATAAAGCAGGTGCATACGGTTCTATCGGGTTTGAGAAGCCTGAAACATTGGTACCTTTCGCTGACCTCACTGAAGAAGTAGTGGTCGGCTGGGTTAAAGATAAACTGACTGCTGAGAAAGTAACTGAAGTTGAAGCTGCATTGCAGGCACAACTCGACGAACAAAAAACACCAACCAAAGCCAGCGGTACACCCTGGAGCTAATCATGATTACACTTATCCGTCCAATTCTATTTTCTTTTCTTCAATCCCAAAAGGTCAAGCTTCTCATCGTAGATATGCTGACCAAACTGGCTGAGTCTACAGATAACGATGTAGATGATAAAGCTGTGGAGTTCATCCGTAACGGACTATTCCCTGCTAAGCCTCTGGACTAATGGACTTGGGTGAGCCACCTGTACTTCCGTATATACGGCTCCCTGAGGCATTGTCATTACCACGTCCAGTACTAGACATACCACGAGCGGAATTGCCTTATTACAAGCCGCTTGTGGTGCCTCCTAGTGACCTAAGACCACCTCCGGGTGTTAAAGGAACTACAGAGTCAGACAAAGAAAAACCTAAACCCAAACCTCCCCCGGTAAAACTACCGGACATACCCATACCTAAAGACACACGAGAGATAGACATTCCATTCACGGATGTCACGATGCCTCTCCCGTCTAACGAAATACTCGTCACGGCTGGTACTACAGCCACCGTGTCTGTTGCAGCCACCCTTACAGCAACAGCAGTCTTTAAATGGACTGTAACTGCAATGAAGCCAATACTTAAACAGACATGGACAAAGATCACAAAAA